AAAAAGACTTGACAAAGGAAATAAACTTGCACATCCTAACATAGATTCTGCATTTGAAGAGTTAGTAAAAGATTTACTCACTGATGAAATACTAGGCACTAATAAATGCCCAGTTTAACATGATGTCGCAATAAGTTTATATATGGAATGATACCATAATGTTGTATGGTATTCGAATTAGCCGGTCGACTTAGATATCATGCCTTGTGGGCATATACTGCATTAGCTGCAGTGGGTTTATTTCTGGATAAAATCCCAGTAAACAACTTAACTGAGTTTGTTGCATTATTAACACCAGTGGCATTTGTTATTACTGCCGACGTAATAAAAAACAGAAACATTGTTTCCGAGTAGAGTAATTATTAAATAGTATAACGCTATATAAATCTCTATGGGGAAACACCTATTTTTTTCTAAACTTGTAACAAAGAATCTCACGGCTATAGATAGTAATAGAAGGTTATTTGAGGGTATTTTAACTGTAGAGATGAAGGATAGACAGGGAGAGATAACAGTGCGTGATGAATTACTCAAAGTATTACCAATTTGGATTGCAAGGGGAGGCCCTATCACAGACACACACTCAAATAGAGTGGTAGGACAAGGTATAAATTTCGGGTCAACAACAGTAACTGACTCAGATGGTATAGTGTATCCAGCAATATCAATACAAGGTGAAATTTTTAAGGATTATGAATTAGATAATGAGATCTGGAAGGCAATAACAACAGGCAAATATAAGGGACTTTCATTCGGAGGGGCCACTAAGAGTAATAGAGTACCAATAATACAAAAAGATGGATCAGTAGCATACTCGTTAAAAGACTTGGAACAATATGAAGTAGCAGTTTGTGAAGAACCAGCAGTACCATTAGCATTAATCACACAGCATAATGAAGTAGCAAAAGCAATGGCAGGTAGATCAATAGATAGAGGAGACGGTACAATGTGTATAAGATGTGACAAATTCAAATGTTATGTAGATAAAAGCAATGTAACAAAATATGAACCATTTTCTGATACTCAAGGAGCAAACGCACCAGAAGGTAGAGACACACAAGCTGATAGTTTTGAAAAGAAACAAAAAGAAGATGAGAAGAAAGACGACAAAAAACTAACATCAGCAGAATTAGAAGAAGAGAGAGGTCAAGGACCAAACCAGGATAACGGTGCAACTTATCATGGAACATCTAAGGATGGTAAAGCCATGGATGTAGACGATAAAGAAATGTTAGAAGATGCATGTCTAACAGAAGAAAAGAAACTAGAGTATGCAGACGGTGAACCTGACGGACCAATTAGAAAATACAACACAAATGATCCAGGGTCACCAATGTATGACCAAACTAACGAAGAAGGAGAAAAAGTGAATATGTATGGAAAAAAAATCCCAAAAATACAATCAAAAAAACCCAACCAAGTAGATTCAGCACAAGATACAAAAGGAAGTAGATATGGTACATCACAAGTAGGATTTAAAGAACAAATGACACCAACAAAGATGACCACAGAACAACTAAGAGCAAGGCAGACTAAACTAGATAAACCAAAGGCAGGAGGTAAAAACGTCAAATGGAGTCCAACCGTAACACATGATAAAAAAACAGGTATGACAACAATAGACAGTACAGGTAAACCTAGAAAGACTACAGGAAGTATGGGTAAAATAACTATACCAACTGAAAGATATATTAGTAATTTTACAAAATCACTAGACATATTAAAACTACTATTTAACATAAAGTCATATATAATATCAGATGACCCAAACAGCGAAAAACCAAATGACAAAAAAACAACAAACGTTGACAGTATAATGGAAGAAGCCAAAATATCTGGTGAAGGTAAAAAATTTTTAAAAAACCCAAATAAAGAGTTTAAATATGCCTCTCACAAAGACAGAGAAGGAAATATAGAAGATATTGGTGACAAGGGGGCCTCTAGTATTAAACACCCAGAAAAGAATGCATTTGGAGATGAACAACTAGCAGCACATGCAACAGGAGATAAGAAGGTTGGACATACAAAGGTAAGTGAATTAGGTAATAGTAATGAATTCTCAGCATCATATGCACGAAAACTAACATCATTAAATTTGGATTTACTCAGAGATGAATTTTTATTAAAAACACAAGATTTAGATAAAGCAACATGTTATAACACAGATGAGGTTGTTAGAGAGTATGATGATGACGAGAAAAAAAAAGCATACCTATATAGAAAAAAACTAGAGAAATACTCATTTGATGAAGCACAGAAGATATTAAATAAGTTATTAAAAAGTGCAGATAAATATCCAGGATTAACACCTGAAAAAAGAAAGATACACTTAGAGATAGACGCTGAAAAATATGAAGATCCTTACGATAAAGAACCAGAAGTTTGTAAGACTAATACTGATGCACGTACTTATACTGAACCTGCTAGAGGTGGTTTTGCTGGTAGAGAGCCCGGCGAAACTTGTGATTATAATGAATCTACATCCATTCATGATGTCACACAGCCTAAACATGTAAATAGACCAACTGATGCAGAGGGTGCTGACGGCTTAAAAAAAGTTGCAGGTGATCCTCAACTATCTGCAAACAACGCAGAAGATGGCATTAAAGACAAGTTTAGACTTGATGTTGATCCACCAGCTGAATCTTTTGAGAATAAGGCAAGTGGTGATTTCTGCACACATTGTGGTATAGGTAAAAAAGAAGTTTCAAGAAGACAAATGACATCATTTGGAGATTCTTGCCCAAACTGCGGACATACAAAAGATATATTGGATAAAACATATACTAGCCCAGAGGATGGTAAACCAAATATAGCAGGATGGGATAAAGGAGAGTCAACACAAAAACCTGATGTACATCCATCAACGGATGAACACCACGCAATGGTTTTAGGCAAAGTGCCACCATCAAGTGTTGTTGGTTCACAAGAACATAATAATAGTGAATCTCATTCTAACGAGAGTGAAATGAATTCAGAGAGATATAATCACGGTATGAATCAAAGCCAGGATGAGGCAGCATCTAACAAATCAACTAATATTAACGACCCAGGACACGGTTCAGGAGGTATTAGAACGGGGGCAGCCTATGATAATGCACAACAAGATACAGCAGCAAAAGACAATCCTAGAGTAGTAATAGAAGAAAACTATACAGGTGGAGAAGATACTGGTAACAATTCAAGAAATAAAGAAGATGAAGATAAAGCAGCAGCAAAAGAAGAGCCAACACCAAGTGGACTTGAAAAGACATAGTAAATACTACAATAGAATTACATAAATTAGGATTTATATTGAACAAGAAACTTTATATTGAATAAATTATCAATATATAAAGATATCTTTATATACCTAGAAATGTTTATAATAACATCAACATGACAGACGACAAAGAATATAAAGACGACGAACAAAAAGACAAAGAAGTTAAAAATAAGGATAAATCCGGATTTGATGCTTCATTAATTGCTCTGACAGAAACAATAAAAGGCTTTGACATTAATGGTCTCAAAGATGAGATTATGAATGTCGGTGCTACAGTAACTGGATTTGAGGCTAGACTAAAAGCTCTAGAAGAACCAACTGATCTTCCGCTAAAACCAAAAGTTCAAGCAGAAGATGACATTGGTGCAAAAACCAAAATACCAGATACTTACCAAAGCAACTCTCAACAAGCAGGGATTAAAGAATCCGATCCAGATAATAAAACTGAATCAGATAAAAATAGTCTAAGCATGCAAGAGAAAAGCTATGTTCAATCAGAACAAGTCTTTACTACAGAAACCCCAAGACCAGGCGCTGCACTCGAAACCGTAGAGAAATCTAGTGGTAGACAGATAAGTGAGGTGTTAAAAGCAGCACGAGGTGAAGGGTTCGAAGGTTTAGGTATTGTCGGCAGACGTATTCTCAAAGGAGATTTCGGTGCACCAGAAGATAATGAGGTTCCACAATGGTAAAAATTCAAACTATTGATGAACTAGAAGCATTATACTATGGTTATAATCGAAACACACTTAGGAAAGCAGATGCTCCTATCACTACTTCCACTACAGGTACATTCAACGCCATTTTTGGCGCATATGCCTGGGCTCAATTAAACCTTGAAGCCAATGCCTTCGGTATCTTACCAAAGTATCCGTGGGATAAGAGTGGATGGAGGGTTATAACTGCAAAGGCAGACACACTTGCCGACGCAGGAACCTGCAACAATACCGCATTAGGTGGTACTGCTGAAGGAGGACTAATTGCTGATACAATCAAACCAACTCTTGCAGAAATTGATGTAAGACCTAAAACAGCTCAACTACCATTCAGTGCCTCAGAGGTAATGGAGTGGTTAGCAACACACAGTAAAGATGATATATGGGGTGGTCTAGGTTCACTTAGACTATTCATGGCAGTTCAGCACAAAGAATTGCTAAATAGAATGTTACTTACTGATGTAGAACAAGGAGCAGCAGCAGCTTGTGCAGTTCATACTGGCTCACTTAATTGGGAGACATTAGATAGAATTGTTTCAAGTCAAGCAGAAGGCAACTTACAAGGTGCATGTAGTTCAAACAACTACGATCCTTGGAAGGGAAGCTCTGGTGCAGTTATCGATAGAGATGGCTCATCAACATACGACTCAACAGTTAGCTCACCATCTGGAACCTTAGGTACCAATGGTATTATGACTGATGATGTTTTAAGAGTATTCCTCAGAAATATCCGTAAGAAAGCTGGTAAAGATCCAAACGTATTCCTAGGTTCCCACGAAGTTTATTCCGAGATTCAAGGCTTGTACATGCCTTCTGTCCGTATTGCAAATCCATACGGGGAAGCATTAGTTCAAGTAGATGTCAACGGTATTCAAACATTCAAAGGAACAGGTGTAGGTATTCATGTAGACTCTATCTATGGAGTTCCATTTATTCCAACCAAAGATTCACCTAGCAATGCTAGTGACTCTGATGAAATTGGAAGATTATTTGCATTAGATACTTCTGATGCAGAAGGATATGGTTACCCAAGATTAGGTATCATGGTATCAATTCCAACTGAGTATTACGAAGCAACCCGTAGAAGTCCAGGATATCCATTTATCAACAACGCATTCGTTGAGAAAGGTGTATTCAGAACTATGGGTGAGACAGTTTGTAGAAGTTTCATCGCTCAAGGTAAAATTAGAGATATTAAACTCTAGACAAATCACCAAAACTTTCGAGTTTAGGTTCTTTTTTTTTATTATTTTATCTAAAGGGGACACTATACTTTATATATCATCAATACTACATTTATATATGGCAATCACAGTCGCACAGAATTCAGACCATAAGAGTCTAACAGGAAAAACTTTATCAATTCAATCAGAATTGACATCCAAACTACTTAGCACAATTGTGGATGTTACCTATGGTGGTTCAGACAACTACGCTACAAATGGTAATACAGTTGACCTTTCTTTGGGCGGTAGAATCGATGTAGTTATCGGAGCAGAAGTGCTTCATAGCAATAAAGGTCTACTTTTGCAATACGCACCAGCAGCAGCAGGTGCAGCAGCCACTGGAAAATTTAAGGCTTATGGTCATACTCCAACAAGTGCTACATCAACAGTTGTAGCATTTGAGGAATTAGATAACGCTGACACAGCAGTGAATAGTATGACTATTCGCGTTCGTGTAACAGGTTACTAGTTTTTTTTCTTTTAAAATAATACCTCTATTCACAAACCTTATATATTAAATGACACTATATTACGTATGGTTCAATCTGACTTTACTAGAGAAAGAGTGGATGCAAGTAATGGTTCACTAGTTGGAAGTTATAGTAAAAACCTAGATATTACGTCAACAGACACATTTGCAATTATATTAAATATAGACACAAGAGGAGTAAGAGAATCAATATTTTCAATTTTTAATACACATGCTTCAAATAGCATAGATTATGATATTTGGGGAAACTTAGATAGCAATCCAATAACATCACTAACTGGTACAGCAGACACAGATTATGATAATGGTTGGGTTTTAATTAAAACAACAACATCACAAGCATCTGGTGCAGCACCAGCAGTTGAAACATTAAGCAATCCTTATACCAGAGTAGTGGTTAGAATTAAAGCCACATCAGGCGGAAACCAAGGCACCGTTAGAATCTGGCATAGGGGTGAAAATTAGATGGGTTCATTAGATGCTTCCTGTACATTAGATACATCATCGGCAGTTACCGTACTTGGTGGTGTTACTCTTAAAGGTGATTATAATGCTAGTACTAATTCCCCAGATTTAGATTCTTCTCCGATTTCTTGTATAAAGAAAGGTGATCAATATGTTATATCTGCAGGAGGTACTTTTTTTACAGAAGCAATTCAAGCCGGGGACTCTATCATCTCAAAACAAGATTGTCCAACATTATTAACACATTGGATTAGAGTAGAAAACAATCTAACAGCAGATCCATTCGCAAGAACAAACCATACTGGTACACAAGCAGCAAGTACAATATCAGATTTTGATACAGAAGTAAGCAATAATTCATCAGTTTCAGCAAACACATCAAAGATAACTTATCCTTCAGCAGATTCAACTAAACTATCAGGCATTGCAACAAATGCAAACAACTATTCACATACAACAAATGCTAATCTTACAGGCGATGTAACATCTACAGGCAATGCAACAAGCATAGCAAGCGGTGTCATAGTTAACACAGATGTCAACTCATCAGCAGCCATAACATATTCTAAATTATCATTAACAGGTAATGTTGTAGCAACAACTGATTTATCAGCAACAGGCACTAAAGATGCAACCACATTCCTACGTGGAGATGACACATGGGCAGTAGTAGATGCTTCACCACTAACAACCAAAGGTGATGTGTACACATATGATACTGGCAATCAAAGACTGGCAGTAGGTACGAACGGTCAAGTATTAAAGGCAGATTCCACACAGGCCACTGGATTAATCTGGGGAAGTGGAGGCGGAGGGGCCACTATAGATCATACATTCACAAACACAACAACTACAGGATATACAGGCACAGCATCTTCATTTGGTTCAGTAGGAGTAGGAGATAGAGACATTTACATTAAAAAAATTGATGCTAATAATGAGGGAGTATTTACTAAAATATGGAAGAACGGCGCAGCAGTTGAGGTTCAACTAGGATGACCATAAAATATCACTCTGGTGAGAGGATTCAGGCAACTAGTACAGATTTTAATTCAGGTGATGGTATATCTGCCGTAATAGGTGGTTGGAAAGAACTAGGAAGAACTACTTTGGGAAGTGCAAATTCAGATATAGATGTTACAAGTTTGGCTGATAAACGATACCTTATGGTTTTAACTGATATGTTGGGTGTAAGTACAGGTTCAAATAGATACAATAGAGTTGGTAATGGTTCAATAGATACAGGCAGTAATTATGCTTGGAGAAAATCAGAAGATGGTGGAGCCGACTCAACTGGAGTAAGTACAACAGTTGGTGTAATACAGGAAGGTGGACTTGCAGGGCAAATGTTTGCTGTTACAAATTACACTAATTTATCAAATAAAGAAAAATTAGCAATATCACATAGTAACGTAGCAACCACAACAGGAGCAGGAACAGCACCACAAAGAACTGAATCTGTTTTTAAATGGACAAACACATCAAACGTAATCGATCAAATTAGAGCCACGACAGCTAGTGCCAACACAATTAATTCAGGTTCAGAAGTTGTCGTTTTAGGCTGGGATGAATCAGATACTCATACAGATAACTTTTGGGAAGAATTAGCTAGTGTAGATTTGAGTGGTGGGGCGTCAGATACTCTAGATACTGGAACATTTACAGCAAAAAAATATCTATGGGTTCAATTTTTTAATGACATTAATGGGGCAGAAGTTTCAAGGGCATCATTCAGATTTAACTCTGATCCAAATGCTAATTATGCTAGCGGACATACAAATAATGGTTCGGTAACTGACACCCACTTAAGCGTAACTTCATTACAACCAAGATTAAATGAAATTGCAACTCCATCATATACAAATATGTTTATAATAAATAATTCAGCAAATGAAAAATTAAGTATTGGTAATTTTTTAGAGGCAGGTGCAGCAGGAGCTGGAAATGCCCCACAGAGAAAAGAGTTTGTACACAAATGGGCAAACACATCAGCACAAATTACATCTATTCAAGTCGTTCAAAGAACAGGAACACCAAATATGGGAACAGGCACAATTCTAAAAGTGTGGGGTAGCGACTAATGGCTTGGGGATCAAATGGAACTTCAAACACTTTAGGTAGTGCAGGAGATGATATGGATATTACTGATTTAACTGGGAAAAAATTTAATCAGGTTATGGTTCACGCTATTGCTTCTTCAAATATTCGTGCTCATGCCACTATTAATAATGACGGTGGTTCGTTATACGCTCAAAGACAATCAACAAATGGGGGAGCAGACGCAACAGATGTTTCACAAACCACATTAACATTATACATGAACTCAAATGCTGAGGATATTTTTTCAGTTTCACATTTTATATTAATATCTGGAGAGGAAAAATTAATGATAAGTCATATAATTGAACAAGGCACAGCAGGATCTGGAAATGCACCTCAAAGAAGAGAATTAGTGGGAAAATATGTTCCAACTGATTTAACAAATACAATGGATAGAATTGATATTAATAATAACCATACAGGAAGTTATGATACAGATTCTAATGTCACAGTTCT